TTTTGTAAATTCTCCATTGAAGATCAGGAAAATTAACCCATTCTTTTTCATTAACTCTCCACCCCCATTTATTAATATGTTCTTGAGTTAATCCTTCTACAGTATTAATTCTTGGAACTAAAAAAACATCTACACTAGAATTTACCTCTAATATACTAGATAAATTTTCTAGCATTGTTGGGGTAACCATTTCATCGGCATCAATCTGAAAAATATAATCTCCTGTACACATATTGGTTAATTCATTTTTCATGTTAGCAAAATGCCCATCAAAATCATAACTATACCATCTTGTAGGATAATCTTTTAAAGGAGAATAAGTATGCCCTGTAACTATAGATTTTAAATAATCTCTTACTTCATTAGTACCATTAACCTCATCATACAATATTACTATTTCATCCTCAGATCTTTTAAATGTTAATAATAATTTCAGTAGTCTTTGAATTTCCTTAAATTCATTACAGACTGTAATTGCATAACTTATTTTCATTTTTTAACAATATGAAAGGTAAATCATTTCTTTTCCTTTTTTAACACCTTCTTTCCATTTAGATATTTTGTAAACAGATCTTACATTACCAAGTTTTTCCTCAACTTCTCTTAAAGACCCCATTCCTGAATAGGAAAGGGTATTAATTATACATTTTGATTTTTTAGGTTTCATGATAGGTTTACCATAAAGATCTTTACCTACCATTACTTGTTCTTTACTTATAAAACTTGGGTTTTCTACATGAACTGTTAATCTATACATATTTTTATTTTTAATTTGGTAATACCCCAATATACGAAAGGGCTTCCATATAGTCACGTTCTTCAAATTGTTTCATTGTAGACATGTCCATTCTATGTTCATAAAATTCACCTTCTTTTCCTGGAATAGGATATTTTTCTTTTTCATCTTCTTTAACTTCTACTGATTTAACAGCCGCCCATTTCCAGTTACTAATTGTTGAACCATTAGCAAATACCATTCCTTGAGTAGGAAGATTAACTGTAGAAGGAAACCAGGTTTGGCCCTCTTCATCTTCATATTGTAAATCTTTATATAATTCTGGAAGGAGTTCCATTTGTTCTTCCATTATTTCTTCTCCCTCTTTCATTAGTGAATTAGATTGGAAACCACACCCATAACAAAAATAATTATTAATTTTATCATTTACTTCAGTTACATAACATGCATCTGATCCACAACGTTTACATATAGTTAATTTATCTGCGCTCATACTCCTATTTTTTTAAGTTTAGGTAAGTTTAATTTAGGAAGTTCTGTTGGTTTATTTCCTCCTAATTTTTTTAGTTTTGGTAGTTGTAATGGGACCTGTTTTGGAACCATATCCTTTTCAACTACCCTTTCCTTTAAAAGTTGATCTAATAATGCTTTCATTTTATCAAAACTAAAATTTTCTTTACAATAATTACCTTGTTGTTTAGCTTTAACTGACCAAGTTTTATAATTTTTATAAATATCTTTTAAAGATTTACCCAATGCCATTGTATCAACATCAAACCATTTTGAACCTTGAATTAACCATTTATTTTGAGCACTTGGGTGAATATCATTTAAAGTACCAGGTAATAAAATACTCATATCAGGTTTTAAAAAATCAACATGACCTGACCAACCTGTAGTCATAATTGGTTTTTTAGTTTGGGTAAATTCAAGTAAAGGTCTTCCAAATCCTTCTCCCTTAGTTAAACTAACCATTAATTTAACCTTAGGGTGGTTATATAAACCATTCATTTCTTTATTAGTAAGATCACCATGAATTAAATAAATTTTAGGTAATTTTCCTTTAACTGTTTTTTTAATATCTTTTATCTTACTTAAAATAGCATCCCTATCCATATAAGATAAACTACCTTGAGATGTTTTTAAAATTAAAGCAGGTTGAGTTTGTTTATTTTTAAAAGTTTCTAAAAATGATTTTACTAATAATCCTACATTTTTTCTATCGTGTCCAAAATCTCCTTGTATCCAATGCCCTACAAATAAAAAACAAAATGATTCTCTTATTTCAGGTAAATCTAAAAATTCAGTAGTAGGTTTATAAGTATTTAAATCAACTCCTTCAAATAAAATTCCAGTTTTAACATTGGAATTAAATGAAATATTTTCTATAACTTGTTGAGTGTTATTATCTCGTTTTTCAAAAGTTGATGCCTTTAACACATCTATAGTATGTTTTGAAGAACCTAATATTAAATTCATTCTATTACAACCCTGCACCCAATCAGCAGGTGCTACTGTAGATTCAATTCCCGCTGTAATTCCTATATTATAATGACCTTGAGGCATAAATTCATTTGGAATTGTTATTTGAGCCCAAATATCTGGTTTAGGGTATTGTTTATTAGGTTCTGGTTTCCATAGATATTTTTGGAGAAATTTCCATTCAGGATGATCCTCTATAAATCCCCAAGGAGTATTACCCCATCTTTGGGGTAAAATTTTAACATCATATTTATCTAATTCTATAACTGCTTTAGCTACATCTCTTCCTCGTGCTCCATATCCTGAATATGTGTCTATAGGGCAACTTATTATAAATGTTGGTTTCATATTAATATACTAAATTATGTGTTTGTACTTTTCTAAAATCCCCATCAGTATCTATAACTTCAAATACTTCTCTTGGTTCCCAAGTGTTAAATAAATTATCTAAAGCTTCTATAACTCTAGCTCCCTGATGCTCTGCTGTAAACCCAGCTTCACTTCCTAAGGCCCATTTTCTACCTTGTAGACCTAACATTTTTCTTGCATCATGACCTAAATCATATAGTTCTCTTATTTGTTCTGTAGCATCTTCAGGTTTACATCTATCATCCCAAATATAAGGTGTAATAGGAGAACCTTGAATTGATCTACAAGCAGGGTAAACAGGAAAAGCCCATGAACCATGTTTTTTATATTTTCCTGAATTATTTGAGGGTGTTTCGGGAGATGGAATAAACCAATCACCATTTTCATCTTCAAATCTCATTTGATCTTGCATTCCTCCTGTTACATTAGCTATAATAGGAGTACCTGCTAACATGGCTTCAGTTAAAGTTAATCCCCAACCTTCATTTGAAGTTAATAATATTTGAGCATCCGCTATATTATAAAGTAAATTTAATTCTGGGGTTGACCATTTTTGTTGATCAAACACTACAGCATTTGGGTATTTTTCCTCAAATAATAATTCTCTTACCGCCTCTAAATCAGTACCCGCCTCATGAGAAATTTCAGTATGCAATAAAAGTCTACACTTATCAGCCTTATCCTTAGGTAATGAATCTAAAAACATTTTAAATGCCCACATTGTATCTGGGATTTGTTTTCTTCTAATATTTCTAGAATTAAAAAACAAAACAAAATCAACTTCATCTTTACCAAATAATTTATATTTCATTTCCTCTACTTGTTTTAACTCTTCAGTATTTTCTAAAGGACGATAAATTTTATGGTTTAATCCATGGGGAACATATCTTATAACTTTATCTTTAGCTTTATCTCCTAAAACAATTTTATTTATATTTACTGTTTGTTTAGAGATACCTAATAGAGCATCACATGATTCATAAAATGCTTTATTATACAAAGGAGCAGGATAATCATCCCAAATATTAAGATAAACAATTGGAATTTGTTTTCTAATTTCTCCCTCCATTTGAAATAACCAAGAAAAATATCTTGGATCCGTTATAATAAAGATAGCATCTGGTTTTTCAATTTGGATTAATTGTCTTACTAAATCAGGATTTCCATAACCATCAGTAGGATACAAAAATACACTTGAATCAGTTAATCCAGTTTCATTATCCGTATTTTGACTTAAATCAAACCTTTTTCCTGCATCTGGGTGTTTAATTGCACCTGCTATTTGAACCCAATTAAAATGTTGACAGGTATGTAAAACTATTTCTTTTGCAACTGTAGCTACTCCTGAGTGTACTCTTATGTCATCACATATTAGGAGTATTTTCTTCCTTTTATCTTTAGGAAGATACTTAAAATCTTTATTCATATATTTTATTTTTATAAATCTAGTTTAGTGTGGTTATTTATTTGTTTTCTAAAATCGTCATCCGTAAGATACAAATAAACTGCACGGTCGGCAAGTTTTTGGAAAGAGAACTTACGCTTTACGCATTCGATTTTAAAATTTTCAAATAAATCACTTTTTACTTTTACACTTGTAAGTGTCATTTGTTTTTTTTCAGCCATTTTATTTGTTTTTGTTAATATTATATAAATATATTAGTATTATGGAATGTGCCCAAATGAACATAATTCCTTTTTTTCTTTATAAGGACAAAAAGTACAATTCCATTTACTAGGATTTGGTAACATTTCCTTATCACTATAGGTATTACCTTCAAAACATTCTTCAATAAACTCATTTAAAGATTTTGAAGCTCTCCCCATTTTGATTTTACCCGATGGGGGTCTAAATTCTTGAACTGGTTTTTGTGGATAATCTCCTTCAGTGTATACTTTTCTTCTTACTATAAAAAACTCAATACTAATATCTTTTTCAGGAACATTAAATTGCTCAGCAAAGAATTTTTTGTATAAAATTAATTGGAATTGTTTTTCTTCATCTTTTTTAGTATAATCATTCCACCCTTTAGTTGATGTTTTAATATCAATAATTTTAAATGTATTAGTACCTTCATGATAAAAAACAACATCTAAATAACCCATATACAAAATGTTAGAAAATCTTGGATTTGGTGCTACTAATATAGGTGTTTCAATTCCCACTAAATGCCATCCTCTTTTACTAAAATACTTACCTCTATGTTTTTTAATATAATTTAAAATATTTTCTCCATCCTCATAAAATTCACTTAGCTCACCCGGTGAAGAAAAATGTTTTTCTTTGCCCTTTTTATATTCATCTAAGTAATGTTCTCTTAATTTATCTTTAAAAATTCCTAAAATATCTTCCCTATCAGCTGCTGCCCCACTTTTTTCATACATTACAGTTAAATAATGTTGTAGTGCTTCATGTAAAGCTTTCCCAAAAACTGTATGGATTGAGCCTTCATATATTTTGTGACCCTCTCTGTATTGTAAAGCCCAATGTTTAGGACATTTCTTCCACATAGAATATTGTGAATATGAAATATTCTTTTGATAAGCATAATTAACCTTTTTATGGTTGTATTGCTGTATCTCTTTTACTATAGGTGGTATTTTAGGCATCTTTTAATTCTATTAACTTATCTAAGTATTGTTTTGCTTTATGGAGATCTTCAATGCCACCTTTATCCTTCCACCTTGTAACATATTTTATAATATTACCTTCAAAAAAATCTAAATTATGAGAATAAGCATAATCCCACATTTCTATTCCCTGATTATAATATTTTGGGTGTTTTACTTGGCTCATTTGTTTGATGGGGTTTTACCTTTATGGAAATTTCCACCAGAGCCTATCTCTACTTTCCCTTCAGATCTATAGCGTTCAAGTGCTCTTCTATATGCTACTCCTCTTGGCATTTTTTTCCTATTTATCCAATCAATGGCTTTTTCCATTACTTGGTTTTNTACTCCTAAATAATGCGCTTCGTATAGAATTTCTTCTATTTCATNCGATTCTGTCATTTTAATAATTTTTTAGATTCTTTTTCTTCTATCCCCATTTTTCTTAATATTGAAATAGTTTCATTTTTATCTAGAATACTAATATACGAAGAGGCTTCTGCTTCTCCAACCTCAAAATATTCTTTTATTAATTTAACTAATTCTTTATTGTAGGGTTTGTTTTTTGATTTAATATATTGTAACCAAACTTTACGTTTTGGTATCATTTCTTTATAGAAATTGTATATTTCTTTTTTATTGTTTGGCATTAAACCTTGCGCATAATCAGCGACTTCAACGTAATATGGGCTCATACTTATGAATCTATGGACCATATATGAATTAAAATTATCCCAGTCTTTATCCGCAAACTCTTTAGCCGGTGTTTTGTAAAGAGTTATGTGTTGAAGCCAATCAAATATATTTTTTGTTTTCAATTAAAGTCCTATTTCTTTATACTCGTCTCTTAATTCTGTAGGAATAGACTCTAAGATGATTTTTTTAGTTTCTAAATCATAAAAAACAGGTATTGGTAAAAGAGCATCCTCTGCTCCTCCTGTTACAAATTTAGATACTTTTCTCATTACAAAAGCTTGTCCGAATAATTGACCACCATCAAATCCTTCTACTGAAGTGGTGTTTTTAAAGTCAATGTTCATTTGTGGTTGTGTTCCGTTTTGGTTCATATTACTTGTGGTTTTTTGATTTCTATTATTTTTGCTAACGCGCTTGCGATATTAATTTCTTTATCTATTCTAAAGTTTGAATGATATTGGTGTTCATTTAAAATCATTGCTACACTACCTTCTCTACCGGGGGCATAATGTGAAGCATTATCAAATAAAGATCTGTATAGTCCCTCAAAGTCTTTAACTCCCGAGTCTGCTATGATTTGTCTTAATTTTCTATAATTGGTTTTCTTGTTTTTTAATTCTTTAAGTACCTCATTTACATAATTGTTTGATACCAAAATAGATTCATCTACTACTAACTCATTATCCTTAATTGACAATTGAATTGTATTTAAC